CCTTGGTCATCTCTAGATCTCCTGTTTGGCACAACCATACCGCGGCTGTGTGCTTCGTTAATAATAGCTTGTTCTGTAACGGCTACAGCACCCATAGTGGTTTGTAGCAATACAGTATTATCGTGTGCAAGTTCGTTAGCTAAGTCTAAGAAGCGTAACTTCTTATCTAGTTTGGCTAACAACAAGGTATCTTGACGGTTATAGTCAATGAACTTTTCAAATTCTTTATTATATAGTTGGTCCAGCGTACCTTCGTATGCTAACTTACTACCAACTTCTTCATATTCGCCAATGGCATCCAATGAATAGCTATGACGTTCTTCATACGTGTACTTGCGGTATAATTGCATATAGTCTAGGTGTACACGACCTAGCAAGTCGAATGTAAGTTGTTCTGCACCAAAGCGTTCAAACATACGTTGCTTAGGTAGTTGTCCCCACAAGCATAGTCTACGTGTATCATCTTTACTTAATACACGAGTAATACGCATAGTGGTGTATGGAATATCAAAGCCTTCTGAGTTCCAACCACTTAGGATATCTGCATCTTGAATTAAATCTAAGAACGTGTTAAGCATATCTTCTTCACGTTCAAATAAGAAACAGTTGTCAAACTTACTACAGATTTCTTCGGCTGTTTGCCAGGAGTAACTCTTAGGTGGCACAACAAGCGTGACCATCTTTTCCATCCAGTCTAAGTAGACTGAGATAGAAGTAATAGGATTAAATGGATCTTCGGGTTTACTGTAGCCTCTGTCTGGGTCGAAATCGACCTCAATATCGAAAAAGGCTGTTTGTAGTTTTGGTGATGTAGCACCTAGGTAGTTTTCTTCCAAACAACGGAATATGGGATTGATATCTGATTCCCATAAGCGTTTGTTGCCGTTAATACGCATTTCCTTATGGAACTCTTTACCATTGCGTGTGCTAAAACGTGACACGGGCGTGTCGTAGATAGTGCGGAACTTGCCGCGGGGATCATCATAGTAGAATACATAGTTAGCTGGGTATTCTTTAAATACACGCTCACCATCAACACGTTCTACTACGTGAATGCGATCTTTATCGCGATCAAACAATGCGTCAATATAACTCATAACTCTCCAAATGTGTAACTTTGAGCTTACACTTACTCTACATGCTGATTAAGTCAGCGACTCTAACTGTATTTAAATTATTATAACACAGTTCAAAAATAAATGCTATAGATTTTTTCGATATTATATTCCGGATGATACTCTTTCATCTTGTTTAAGCAATAGTGTATTATAGCATAGTCTTTGGCAAAAGTGCTAGTGTTTAGCAAATTTTCCAAATAAGAATATGCCATTTTCATATTTTTGTACTTAGGATTACTTTTGTATTCATCGTTTAACGAATACTGTTTAATCTTTTCTACTGCCTCAGCTGGGACACTATTAATACCAAAGTTTACAGTATCGCCAAATATAGCATTTGTTCCAATTCCAAATTTAACGTCTGGATATCTTTCACATAAAAACGCCCAAAGGTCAATGACGTGATGTAAATTTAAACTAGTGATAACAGTATTAATAGTAAGAAGCCCAGGAGTACGTTTATTTTTCCACCAGGCCATAATAGTGTCTAAGTTCTTTAATATTGTTGACCAATCACTAAAGGTTCTTTGTATATCAGCAATTTCGTCCATTCCATCTATACTTACTATTAAGTCGGTAGCAGAAAATTTACTTAAAGTATCTAAAAATTGTTTGTTTATAGTTGTACAATTTGTATTTGGTCGAATTTTTATTTTATTAGCATACCCTTGCTCAACTAATTTTTCTAAGAAATCTTGAACTTCTTTAATTATAGTAGGCTCACCGCCAGTTAAGTAAAGTAATCGAATAGCATCATAGTTACCTTCAAAGATTTTTTCAAGGCCGATAGTAACAGGCCAATTGTGTTCGTTATGAAATTTGTTTCCTGATATAGGAGTAGACAATATGTTACTAACAAAATTTATTTCTGCAGGAGTCTCGTGGAAACGTTTAAAAAACTTTGCATTGTTTGTACTCCACTTACTGCTACACATCTTGCACCCTAAGTTACATAGATTACCTGTAGCAACTTGATAGTCATAAGGCATTTGACTAAGATGACCGTTATTATTAGCAGCTTCTTCTATTCTATCTTTAATTTGTTCTAAAGGAAATGTAACAAACCCTCCAGTTCTATAACTTCTATTACCATTGCGTTCCCGCTCCCAGCAAAATTCGCATCTAGGATCTTGTACACCATTAATTAAGTTTGTACGTAGTGTTTTCATACTTGTACTATTCCACGATTCACCAATAGAATGCGTAGTAACATTAAATCTACGTCCTTGATCGTCAAGATTTTTTCCTGTACCAACAGCACAGCAAAATTGTATCTCTCCATCGGGTTCTATGTCCATATGTGCAAATGGGTAAGAGCAAATAGTTGAAGGGTTCATAATATTAATTATGCTAAATTCTAAACAGTTAAATATTAGTATGACAAATATTACTAGAGTAGTTTCTTTTGGATCTAGCACTACAGGCGGCGCAGATGAATTTAAACGTCATGAAGCTTGGGCAGCAGTTTTGGCACGTCAACTAAATTTACCTTATGTATGTCAGGCCAAACCTAGTTGTTCTAATAGCAAAATTGCTCGTAAAATTTTAAGTTATACTGAGTACAGTGATGATTTGGTAGTGGTAATGTGGACAGCAATAAATCGTTACGAGTTTAAAACAGAAAATGGTTGGCACGGATTTACTACAAATAGCAAATCTGAAGGATTTGTTAAAGCATGGTACGAAGGACCTGGCAACCTTGAATATACAGAAGTTTCTGTTGCAATTAAAGAAATACTATTGGCACAGCAATTTTTAAAAGCAAAAGGTTTGCCTTATATATTTGCCATTGATAATAGTGGTGTAACTGGAAGTTACTTTTTTAAGAATCCCGATGACTATATGAAGTCGTTGATAGACTTAATTGACTGGGATAATTTTATTTTGTTTGACGGCGAAGGGTTTATTCCGTGGGCACAATCAAATAATTTTGAAGTAGTTGTAACACACCCGTTACCGCCGGCACACCTAGCTGCCGCAGATTACTTATTAAGCCACTCTAAGATTAACTTAGTTAAGCCAACGCAATCAATACAAAGCAATAATCCATAGTTGCCTAGCATACCAAAGCTACCGCGAGTCCACGCTGCCCAGGTGTAGATTAAAGTACTACACACCCAGATTGCGTACAATGGTAATAGCGGAGGATTAGGCAAGTAAATAGTCATACCCAACGCACAACCAACGCTACCTGCCCAGGCAAAAATTTCTAAACAAAAGCGTAAAGGCCACTCATCGTAGTCCTTACGCATATAGTCTCGAGTTGACATAAGCCAACTAGTTAATGTTTGCTTCAAAGTGTTTTGCCTACAGTTTCAAGAATTGTATTCAACTCATCGTGGTCTTGATTAGTTTCGCCTAACTTAGACTTTTGTGCAATCTTAATCGCTTTCTTTAAGATAGCTGGCTTGATTTCCATTTCTTCAGCAATGGCTTTAACTGTATCGTTTAGGCCTGCGTTAAGGTCTTCGATTTCTTGTAGCACAGCCATACCTTCGTTAATGATTTGGGTGAGCTTGGCTTTTTGTTCATTGCTAAACATACGATCTGACATGTAAATCTCCTAATTGAAAAATGTATTGTAAACTAATTTTTGGATAATTGCAAAGAATAATTGCTCACTTTAGGTTATCATTCCGGGGCACGACTCCCATAATAACCTGCCCAGCAGCCGGGCATACACTAGTAACGCATAACGTCCTAAGGTAGTGTATTCAATTTATAAATATCCAACCCAAGCAGGCCCTGTATATCCATCGGGATATGCTTGTAAATGTTGTATGGTTCTGTGCCAACCTTCAACAAGTTCAAAGCCATCACTACGACGAACAACAATGATAGGTTCGGTTCTAACGCCTTGCGTTTGGATCATCGCGGCTTGTATAGCGTGTCGTTCAGTATCGCGGGGCACACCATATGGATTTTTACTTCCGCCAGCACGTTCTTTGAGTCTTTTTTGTGTCTCAGGATTAAAAATATCAAGTGTTATTGGTAGTGTTTCTAAACGCCATTGTTTAACTGGATACTCTTGTTTAATAAAACTAATTATTTCTTGTAATTCTTCTTGGTTTTTAGCACCCTTGGCTTGTGGGTACATTAGATCACGGACAACGTAGTCTGGCCATGTAGGGAATTGTTGTTTTAGGTATTGTCCTAAACTTTGTCGAAACTCAGTGATAAATTCCCGTAGCCGCATATTATTATTTATAAATATCTAGTGCGGTTGCAATACGGACTAATAGAGAAGAAGGACCTGATGGTTTTCCGTGTTTTTCCATCTGGGCAACAACGAATCGGCAAGCGAGCTTCACTAACTATTACCGCACACTCTTACACCGGTGCGTAAGGATTCTTTGGTGTATCTGACCCATCATCTTCTGGGTACACTGGATATTCGTTTTCGTTCACTTCATTACCTCATATAGTTCGGGCCATAGTTCAGCAAAGCCAAACTTTGGCGGCATAAATTCTTCTATTCCTGCGGTCCAAGATAAAAATTTACTACTAGCTTCTGGCTTAAAGGCACCATTGGATAAGTTTTCTCTAATACCTTTAAACGACGGTTCGCGCTCAAATAAACCAGGAATACTATCTATTTGTTGGATAGCTAATTCTTTGATACGTGGATCGTGGTCAAACACTGAAAAGTAATCGCATCCGTATCTCCCCCAACTTGGGTTGGCCATTTGCCATCCTGCACCAACGCCGTGCTCATCCATGAAGTCATAAAACTCTACTAATCGTGTAGCACTCCATATGCCGTAGACAGGATGAAACTGTACATTGTTAGCACCAAAGTCATTTTTAACTAGATCAATGTTATGCTTTAATAATTCCCAATCTGCGCCAGCACGTACATATTCAAATCGATCACCAATGTTTTCAAAACTAATGTGCCACGAGACACGTTCTTGTTTCTTTAATAAATTATAAATTTTATTGTTTTCTAGGCGAGTACTTAGATTAGTAATAATATCTATTTGTGTATTAGGATTAAGTATTTCTAATAGTTGTTCATTTTGTTTTTGCATTAGTGGTTCCCCACCTAACATAAATGCCGTTTCAATATAATCAACATTTTTCTTTACATCATCTAAGACGCTTTGATGATATTCTCTATTAGCCGACTCAGGCTTTTGTCCTAGCATTTGTTCCCACACGGAACTAGCACCCGGATCGCAATACCTACAACTTAGATTACACACGTTGCTCCAGCGTAGATCAATTTGTTTAGTTTGTCTAATACCTGCGGTTTTAAAATTACGATTAAAATAAGTTAATTGGCTAGTACCTGGAGCATTCTTTTCGTGAGCAACACAGCCATTACAATATGGAGGCCACTCCTGTTTATCTAATAATGTTTTACTATTAATATAATGATCGCTAGTGGCAAAGATTTCATCTAACGACTGGTCTTTGATATTGCCAAATGATTTGTTGCCGGCACAGCAAGTTTTAACTTGGCCGTCTGTGTTGAGGAATAAGCCTACGTCAATGGACGGGCATAATGGAATTGAATTGTTCATTGACTCTATTCAGGATTTGCTTGATTGAAATTACGCATGATAACGCCGGCTTCGGCATTGGCTTCATTTTCTTCGGGGCTACCAGTAGCACCACTTTCATTGTTTAATCGATCTTCTACATCCTGCTTGTAGTGTACAAGCTCGTGTGCTAGTGTACGCATAGAGTCTTTTGGGTGACGCCCTTTGGTAACTAGATAAATTGTATTTTCTTCTTGTTTAAAGCAACCAAATGTTGTTCCACTGGTGCCGGGTATACGATCAACTACTTTGATTATTGGTAATTTTTCAATATCTAAATGTTGTTGTACAAATGGCAAAAACGATTTAATAAAATCGTTTGCGTGTGATTCATACATTACTTCAAATATTTTCATTTTGCTGTAGCACGTAATTGCCAACTGTGTTTACGATGTGCGTCCATACGTTCTGCTAAGAAGTTACTAAAACCATGCTCACCTTTGGCTTCGGCGATATCGTATACACGCTTTAATAATTTAACCATGTTGTCTGAATCTTGTAATAGTTCAGCAACCATTTGTTCTGGTGCTGGTACACTTGTTTCATCATCAATCTGACTTAGTACATTAAAGCGACTATTGCTACCTGGAGCATAGGCACCTAGACTGCGAATCTTTTCAGCAAAGTCATCAATGGCACCGTACACTTCTTCGTAGATAGTACCAAACAAATCATGTAGTTCGCGGAAGTTAATACCTTCTACGTTCCAATGAAAGAAGTGTGCCTTTAAGTAAAAAGTAAATTCGCTAGCAAATGCTACCTTAGCGGCTCGTTGTAATTGTTCCATTATTTCTCAATGCTTTCTTTTAATTCGTTAACTAAGTTATTTAACTTTGTGCTACGTTCGTCTTGTAGTTTGTTCCAATAACTTTCTTGGCAGTTCCAACGACGACGTGCTTTGCAGATAGCTTTATCTGGAGTCTTGGCACAACTAATATTGTGCATCTTCATTTGACCTTTAGAGCGTGAGCAATAACTCTTACGACGTTTACTTGCTTTACCGCCTTTCTTTAACTTACTAGGTTTAGTAGTTACAGCAGTTTTTAATTTTGACCCAGGATGCTCACGACGATAGGCTTTAACAGCTTTACGACTCATGCCATCTGTTTTGTCTTTTTTGTTAACCTTTTGCCAATCTTCCATAACTGGAGTTGTAGTAGCAAATACATACAACTCATCATCTGTCAATGACTCTAAGTCTTCCCAAATTACTTCACTATCAACACGATTGCGTTCAGCAAGCTCTTCAATGATAGATTCAATGAGATCAAATTCTTCAGCTAATTCAGATACCTGTGGATCAATACCTTGTGCCTTCTGACTTTGCAAATAATCCCAAACGCTAACCATCATACCCTCAACTTTGGCAATTTTTTCTTGAACCCATTCAGGTAGATTATCACGATCATTGATGGTATCTAAAAGTCCTTTTGCAGCTTTAGCAATAGTGTACAAATTACCTTGCGCCATTCCTGCTTCATCATTATATTCGCCTTGGTCATAATGATTTTCTACTGATTCATTGGGAACACAATTATTAACACGAATGCCACCTTTGATCTTAGTGCCTTCTTTGTGCTTGCCTTTCCAGCACTTAGCATCTAGACGTTGTTTAACTTCGTCGACGCCTTGTTCTTTTTTCTTGGCAATAGCAATAGCGGCCTGCTGTGCTGGATTGGCAGCTTCATATTGAGGTTTTGGAAACCAAGCTGGTTCATCTTGTGTAATATGTTTTACAATTTCATCGTAGCCAACACCACGCATGGCCATTGTAGCACCTTGATAGAACCGTTCTGGACTCCAAAAGTGCATACTATAATCTTTCAATGCGGCACGGTCATCTAAATTACGAATCATAAACTTAGCGGCCTGTTGTGCAGCTTTAAGAGCTCTTGCTTGATCAACAGCTTCATCTAGATTCAACGGCATCAAGGTAATCTTGTCGGCCTTTTCCGTGTTACCTTCGCGATATAACTTCTTCTTCCAGTTGTCGTGGAAGCGGCGAGCATCTTCGTAGTAGTCAAACTGTTTAACAGGCTTGCCTGCTAGACAAACAGCATATGGCTCTACCTTGTTGAAGTCTTGGAATCCTTCACGAAATGCTTCTGGTGGGTTATCTTGAAGCATACGCTCAACCTGATTAACCCAGGCACTAACATCACTGCTACCAATTTCTTCAACATCG